CTTATGGTTGAATTCTCTGTATATAATATTGACTATTCTGAGAGTGTGACGGATTCTTCGACGCCATTGCTTGACAAAGGTCAAATTATATATTGAAGAAACTTTCTATTTCTGTCACCATAAGTTTTGCTTACTTCTGCCCCATCGCCGTGGTCGCGCCTTCCGCCACACCTTCAGTACTCTCCGGCATAAACAGGATTCAACGCTGGTCGCAGAGCAAACCGCTATATCTAGTATTTTTGCTTTCTTCGTGTCAATATATAGTGTTTTTGTGGAAAGGCCGGGGTGACATCAGGAACAAACATCCGTTTGGACACGAGGCAGGTTGCTCTCCTCTCCCCGGCTCCGTCAATTCAGGCACGAGGAAATAGGTGCAGTCAGGCATAAACACCCTTTCAGACACGAGGCAATCTTCCCAGAAAACACAAAAAACAGCCCACCGGGTAGCCTTTCCTTCCTGCTGATCTCTCAGCTCGTTGGAAAGCAACCTGGTGGGCTGCTGCATTTTCTATTCAGTTTTCTCTGCGGCTGCGGAGCCTAACCGTTTCTTCTCTGAACTCTCACAGTCAAATATTCTCCGCCCCAGAAGCCGCTTGTGTCGGCTCCTGTACGCTTTCGTTCTCCTTGTCCACCCTTCCCTCAAAGATGGGAATGGCGCGACGCAGGTCATAATTCACGAGTCTCTGCTGCGGATACTCGACACCCGGCAACCGGTAAGATCTTGTCCTGTCCCAGCCACAGCTCTGATAGATCAGCCGCACAAGATTCTTGCTCTTGATCTCATATCGGTCGTCCTGATTTTTCTTTGGAACACGATTGGCCCCCTCTGCGTCCATCCCACACGCTTGTATTGCAAACATCTGCTTGGTCGGGTTGTAGAGAAAATGATAGAATTCTGGGCGGCCAATAGATTCAAGGGCGCTCCGGAAGACCGTGATGCGACCGTCTGCATATCGAAATGTAATTCCCAGCATATTCTGCTGCCATGTCTTTGCTGGCATGAATTTTCCTCCTTCCTAAAAAAGGGTAGACTACCCCCTTGGTGCTCAAACTCAATTTTTACAAATTTTGCTGCTGTCCCGGCATTCCCGTAAGCATTCCAACCGAGACAAATCCATCCATTTGCCTCAGCTCTGACTCTTGGCGATGCTGCTCAACAGGCATGCCAAATGTACCCGCAATGTCCTCCGGGTAGTACCCCTTCCGAGGATTCACAGGCTGCTCTTCCTTGTTCTCTTCAGCTTCTGTCGCTGGCAGCTGGTCAGCAGACTGCTTCTTCTTGCGCTCATGGAACACCTCAGCCGCCACAAGGTCGAATACATAGAGAGCTTCACCCTCGAACTCAATTCGGTATCCGAGGATCTTATACCGGCAGTCACCGGACCAGTCCATTTCCTTATAAAGCAATTCTGAAAACAACCGGCAGGACATTTTCCGGCTCTTACGCTTGTCCGGCTTGGCGATACACCAGCGCAAGGCATCCCTGTCATTTTCATTGCAGCCTTTGACCACGAGCCGCTTTAAGTCGCTGTTGAACATAATGTTAACATAAACCACATCCTCCAGCCCCGCAATGCAGGCTGTGTTGAAAGTAATGCTGTCTTTCCTTATTATAATGGCGGGATCTCGAAGATGTGCAAAAAGTTCCCTCCGGGCGACCTGATAGCCATCATAATCAAAGGTCTGCTCGATCTCTGTTCTCCTCTGTTCCCTCTCCGACATCTGATCCGCACTCAGTTCCAACATCTGCGGATTCTCCATCTCCATTGTCTGCTGTTTCTCCAGTTCCATGTTCATCTGGTATAGGCCACCCTTCTATTATTTTCTCTGCTTCCTGTAAAAGTTCTTCAAGGTCTTCTGAGGTTAGTGTACTGTATTCGGCCAGTTCCTTTGCCGGCCGCAAAACATCCCAATCAGCCGCATAGTGCCTCTGCTCCAGTAGATTAATCTCTCCGATGCTGGTAATCGGTCTTCCAAATGTGTCCTCCCATTCCGGAGGCAAAATGTAAATAATCTGCTTAACTGTCCTCCCTGCGATTTCAGCTCGGTCATCTGTTTCAGCTTCTTTGGGCGGAAGAACGATGTTCTCCGTCTTTACCATTTCAGGTTCGTCCAGTTGAAACAGCATAACCTTTTGGTCATCATTCTCGATAAAGTCACCACGGAAACGGTATTTCAGGTCCTGATCCCAATCCATAATGTCAAACAGCGTTTTCGCCAGTCCACGGCACGACTTGGACAGCGCACACCACCGCCCTTCGCGCAGCTTTCCCCAGTGAATTGCATTTGGATTGTTCCCATCACACGGTCGAACAGCAATACACCTGTTCACTGAATTCAACAGCAGCTCTACATACTCCACATTCTCAAATTTTTTGAGGCAGGCCGTATTAAAGCTCAGTTTTCCATCTGCTATTGTCATCGCAGGGTTTTGCGTAGTAGAGAAATACTGAGACCGAACCACCTCATAGCCACGCATGTCTAATCCTGCTTTATATTCAATCTGCCGCGTGTCCTCCAACTCGCTCATAACACTTTCAGATGCCTTTTGATATTCATCCGTTGAGAATCCGGTCCAGTCTTTATCCAGTGGTACATATCCTCGAAGGATTCCATTGTCAACAACGCTTAGTACAGGCAAGGGCCTAGCTTTCTTCGCATAGGCACGTGATGCCCGAAGAAAATTTGCTGCTTCATATACAGTTCGAGAAACTATGGCTTCATGATGATTTTTTCTTCTAAACTGCGTTCTTTCACCATTGTTCTTTTTGGCTTTGTGTGTCAAAAAATTAGGGGTAAATGTCTTCCACGCCCTAATGTCACCACAATGACGTTCATTTGCAACAATCTCGGCCAGTGTGCTTGCGCTCCACTCATAACTTCCCTGCTTTGTCTTGCGTTTATAGGCTTTAAGCAATTCTGCAATATCAGAAAATGAAACACCATTCAAGTAAAGATAGTAGATTGCTTTTACAGTTTCAGCTTCGTCCTCATTGACGATAAGGTCACCATCTTCGTCCCGGTCATAGCCAAGCAGCTCTGGTGTTAAAAACAGTCCCTTCCTAAACCGGCGTTCAATCGACCAGTTCATAATGACCGATTTTGAATGGGATTCTTCTTCAGCAACCGAGGCCAAAATCGTCAAGATCATTCGTCCATTATTGTCAAGCGTATAAATGTTGTCTGCTTCAAACTGAACACCTACAGGCGGTTCAAGGTTTTTCAGAAGGTCAATAACAGAAAGGCAATCAACGATGTTTCTTGCAAATCGAGCAATCGACTTGGTCATGATCAAATCTATTTTCCCGGCTTTGCAATCCTCAATCATCTGGAGCATGCCTTTTCGGTGTGCAATAGATGTTCCGCTTATACCTTCATCTGCATAGATTCCAACAAGTTCCCATCCAGGATGTCCTGTAATGTACTCAGTATAATAATTCTTTTGAAGTTCATAAGAAGATGTCTGTTCGTCATTATCCGTTGAGACCCGAACATAGGCCGCCACACGGCGAATTCCACCGCTCTCCATAAAATCCGCAGTAGGCTTTGCAGGGATTATTTCGATTTCAGACGCATCCGTGCCTTTATATTTATCACGGATTTTCTGCTTACGATCTTGTCCACTGTTTTCTTTCACGGTTTCACCTTATTCCCTGAGCGTCCAGTACCACTGGCGCATTTTTCTATAGCTTTGTATTCCCAGCACATGTTTTGTCTCAGCTATGGTTCTGCGACTTATTCCAGCTTCTCCAAGCCTTTCATAGATTTCTTTTGATGCCATATCACCTTTTACAAGATACTGCTTCAAAAGAGCGCAAGCCATTTCCGTTTTTGTCTTATACTCCAAAGTCTGCACTTCTTGTTTTTCATCGCAGCTTTCAGATATGGAATCAAGCCATTGGAACCCGTAATCCTCTGTTATCGAGAAACTGATTTTAGACCCATCTGGTCCTAAGCTGTTTTTTATCTGGTGAACGACACGGATATCCATGTTTTCTGCATCGCGCTCAATCTGCAACACACTTCTTGCAGCCGCCACCACGTCAATGCTTCCAAGGCTTCTATACAAGCCTTTTATGCCTTCCTTTTTGTTCAAGTGCCCTATCAGCACAATGGCGCAATCATAGGTAGCCGCCCACATTCCAAGGTGCTGCATCAGCCGCCTTGCTTTTCCAGCAATCTGCAAATCGGAGTCACTGGAGAGGTATGCTTGAATTGGGTCAATCACAACAAGCCTCGGTCGAAACGCAACGATTGCATCCCTAATGCGTTCATCATCGAGTGTCAGCCCACTGTTGACTTCTTCATTGATAAATGCCACTTTGCTGCAGTCTGCGCCCTGTTCTTCCAGACGGGGTTTTATCGTATCCGCAACCCCGTCTTCTGAGCATTGGTAGATAACCCTCTGTGGTTGCTCCAATGGTTTTCCGTCAGGAAAGGCACCTCCTGTGGTTATTTCAGCAATCAGATTCATCATCATTGTAGACTTGCCATCACCGGGGTCTCCCTGTAGCAAGGTTATTTTTCCAATTGCAATATATGGATACCAGAGCCAGCGGACTGGCGATGATTCGACCTCACTATACAGCGTCAAAAGTCCTTCTTGCACTCGTCCCAATCCCCCGTTCCCGCATTGTATAACCCTTAGAGTTCTTCAGTTTTATTATACATCTGCACTGGCGAGTTGACTGTCAAGCAGTAGACGACACGTTTTTCTAAATGTCAACTACTGCTTGACATTTGATAGAAAATATTCTCTAAGGATGCAACACCGTAAGGGGAGGAAGGTTGCATCCTTACCGCATTAATTTGCTATGTGTTTTGTTCGGCGCAATAATTGTCTTGTTCTTATGCGGGCCAGTTTGGAGGTAAAGCCATGCCTATAGACTACCCTGCGCTCGGAAAACGTATAGCGTTTTTTCGGAACCAGTCTCACCTCACGCAAGAAGACTTTGCATACGAGGTTCATCTTTCCCGTCAATACATCAGTCAGCTCGAAACCGCTGCCTGCCGACCAAGTCTTGAAACAATCGTAGAGATTGCAAACACTCTCGGCGTTTCTACAGATGACTTGCTTGTCGATAGTCTGACCCACTCCGTTTCCACAGCAGACACCGAAGTTCATCGGGTTCTGATTGACTGCAACGAACTCGAAGCTGAAATTCTCACTCGTACCTTGAAAGAATTACGCGCCATCCTTTACAGCCTCGGCGTATAAACAAAAATTGCCCGCATAAGCCACCGCTGCACCTTCTTTTCCAGAGGGTGCTTCTGTGGTCTATGCAGGCTGTATGTAACCAAGGTCTACCTTTTAGTTGAAGTCCAGCAATCGTACAGGAAATCTAACAGCCCTGTTGCTACTGTTTGAACTGTAACCGATCCGTTCACCGACTTAAGCTGGGCCTCCATTGTCTGCCATAATTCTGGCGCAAGCTCAGTTTTCTGGCCTACTGCTCCCAGAGCGTATTCTACCGAATCGTTCACCAAACCAGACAGGGTTCTCCCATCGACCGTCACTGCCCCTCTCTCCAAGCTTATCACTGCATCCATTTTCTTTTTCGCGTCGGACCATGGCAAATTCATCAAGTAAACTTTGATTGCTGCGGCAACTACCACTTCTGGCCCAGTCAATCCATAGGATTCAATATGTACCTGTTCAAGTTCATGCTTCATACAAGTTCCTCCCAATCGTGTGTCTCTGGCACCCAGCATAAAGCAAAACTCTATACATAGCAATCCCATCCAAAACAAAAAGGCCCACCGGGTCACCATCTTCTTTTGCTTATTCGCAAAGCCAGAAAGTGACCCGGTGGGCTGTATCAGTTTTTCTCAACTTCAATATGGTCTGGATATACCAGTACCTTCGATACTTCCTTTTCAAACCGTTCCTGATCCATGTTCAGCCAATCAAGTTCTCGCAGGATTGCATCGATAAGTTCTTCTTCCTTAATAAAGCGGTTGCCGCATCGCTCATTGCCTTTTCCTTTTTGCCGGTTTCGGCAGTTCCACGCTTTATAGGTGCTTTGCGTCTTGAAACCGCCAGCAGCTTTCAAAGTCCGGCGCAAAAAGGGAGCACCACATTCTCCACAGAATACTTTGCCGTAGAGGAAGTGATGCTCCCTGTTCGTTTTATGAATACCGACCTTTGCCAGTTCTTTTCGTTTTTCCAGAATTTCCTGTGCCTTATCCCATGTCTCCCGATCTATGATTGCTTCATGGTCATCCCACAGATAATTGGATTCCACCTTCTGATTCGGATTGGGCTTCTTGGTCAGGTAGTCCAACGGAGCTTTCTTCTGCAACCGCTTGTCACCCACACAGGTTTCATTTGAAACCATGTACCGGAGAGTTTCTACTCCAAACCCCTTTTTACTGTGCAACGATTGAGCCCCCAGCTCTTCCAAACCTTTAGCGATTTGCCTATAGCTCTCGCCTTCGATGAATCTGCGGAATACTTCCTTTACAATCCAAGCGTCCTTGTTGGGAACCAGCTCGCCATCCACACAGTCGTAGCCGAGAATACGATTATTGCCGAGATTGTACTCACCTCGTGCAAATCGGCTTGCATAAGCAGCCTTTTCATTTTCACTGATAGAATGACTTTCATCCTGTGCCACTGCTGCCAAGATGGATAGGACGAAATCACAGGTTGGATCATCTGTGCGGATATTTTGTTCCTCAAAAATGATTGTAACCCCCAGCGTTCTAAACCATTTGGCATACTGCTGGCAATCCACCATGTTCCGAGAAAACCGGGAAATACTCTTGCAAATGATAATATCCAGCTTCTTGGCTTCGGCGGCCGCCGCCATTTCCTGAAAGCCCGGTCGATTTTTCACTCGTGTAGCAGAATGCCGGTCAGCATATACCTTAACCAGTTCCCAGTCGGGATGACTTTGGATCAGCTCCTCGTAATACTTCTGCTGAGTTTCAAAGCTTTCATCCTGCTCGTTGCGAAAAGTGCTGACACGGCAATACGCGGCCACACGTTTCTTTGCCACTGGGATTTTTGGCATTACCTTTTTAATAATCATTTGCTGCTACTCCATTCTCCTTGGCACGGAGGTTCTTTGCCGTCTGCATGGCAGCATTACGCTGTGCCTCCCGCGTATTCACTGACTTCTTATCAGCCCGCACCACGCTCACCGGCTTGTTCTCGCTCCGCTGCGCACGGTCCAGCGAGTTCCGATAAAGCTCTGCCACATGGGTCGGTTCCTCAACCTTGGATGCATTCAAAGCAACCTCGCTCTCCAGACCACATTTCCAGAACACCCGCATGGTGTCCTGTTTAAATTCAATGTGCCCCACCAAGTCATCCAGCCAGTAATACTGGACGGTGTCCAGTTTCGGGCTCTCTGCCTTGATTTCCAGCATCCTCTGCATAGCTACCGTCCGCTTCTTTTCCTTGATTTCAAGGGTGTTGTAGGCTTCCAGCAGGGCAGCATCCACAAGATACCCTTTGACCGCATACCCACGGCAGCCGTCCACATCAAAGCAGCCAAGGATGCGCTTGTGGCTGTTCACTTTCATGACCCTCGGAATCATCTTCTTCCCACACAGCGGGCAGACAATGTTTGTATCGAAGTAGGGATACCGGCTGTACTCCCCATGCGGAGATTTCAGTTCCATAATGCGCTGTACCTGCTGGTAGGTATGGCGGTCGATAATAGGAACATGGTGGTTCCTGACGTTGTAGACCGGAATCACAGTCGAGTCGTTCCGGACACTCCTATGGGAAATATGGTCAACACTGACCCATTTCTGAAGCCGCATATCACCAATGTACTTCTCGTTCTCAAGGAGATACTTAAGGGCGGTCTTGTTCCACGTCTGCTTGCCCCTTGCGGAAGGAGCCTGTATAAAGGTCAGCTCATCCAGAATGTCCGTCATGGGGATGCCGTACTGGTACATTTTGAAAATCATCCGCACAATGGCAGCTTCGTCCGGTTCAATGACAATTTCACCGTCCTTGGTCTTCCGATAGCCATAGGTCTTGGTCCAGCGCGACTCACCACTTTCAAACCGCTTGCGAATGCCCCATTTCAGGTTTTCGGAGATGGAACGGCTTTCCTCCTGTGCAAAAGCCGCCATGACCGTCAGAATCAGTTCGGACACCGACGTTGCCGTATCCAGTCCTTCCTTTTCAAAGTAAAGCTGGACACCGATGCTCTGAAGATGGCGCACATAGGACAGACATTCGACCGTGTTGCGGGCAAATCGAGAGATACTTTTTGCCATGATATAATCGACCTTGCCTGCCTCGCAATCCTCCATCATCCGCAAGAACTCTTTACGCTTTTTCACGCTGGTTCCGCTGATGCCCTCATCGGCGTAGACATCCACCAACATCCAGCCAGGGTGCTGGGCAATCTTAGCGCGGAAGGCTTTCATCTGCTCCTCCAAGCTGTGGAGCTGAATCTCCTGGTCCGTGCTGACACGGGCATAGACTGCAACGCGGACTGTTTTCAAGGTGCTAAGTGCCTGAAAGCCAAGCTTCTGTACCCCAGTGTCTACCTTTTCTACTGTAATTTCCATGTACTTTTCTCCTTATTGCCATTTGGGGTCGTTCAGGACCTTCTGCTGTTCATCATTGTATTTTTTTCGTCCGGAGTGGAGCAAGCCCATCTGAATCATGGTCTGCACACGCTCGAACTGTTCTCTGCTGACAATACCTTCATGATGGTCCTCCAGATGAACTTGGGCGCGTTCTCCCCTGTTCCGCTTGCTGTATCGGTGGCCGTTCTTGCCGTAGGCCGTGTAGTAGCAATCCGTCCAGTAATCCCCCATGTATGCGACATTTTTCAGCATATTGGGTAGTCGATTTCGATTCTGAGACCATGACACACCGGTATTTTCCTCATCCTCCATCTTATCCAAGCAAGCTCGGATATCTGCGTAGCAGACTCCTTTTGCCGCTTGGTCAAAGGCATAGCGGACACGGCGGGCCTCGGATTCTTCAATTCTCCATTCACCCTGCTTGTTGACCCTGCGAAAGCCGTAGGTCACACGGCCGGTCGGAATGCCCTGGTCATGGAGATAGGCGATGCCTGCTCGAACATTCTCACCGATGCTCTTGGACTCCTCCTCGGCAATGATGGCAAGGATGTGGAAGAACAGCTCGCTCTGGCCATTCATCGTGTTAATGCCCTCTTTTTCAAAAATGACCGGGATGCCCAGCTCTTTCAGCCTACGCACCACGGTCACACAGTCAAGCATATTTCGGGAGAAACGGGAGATGGACTTGGTATAGATGATGTCGATTTTGCCATCCATGCAATCTTGAATCATCTGTCGGAATTCCGGCCGACCCTGCGTACTGCGTCCGCTGCCTTCATCCGCATAGACCTTTACGAGTTCCTCATCGGGGTTATTGGAGAGCAGCTCTGTGAAGTAGCTTTTCTGAATCTCATAGGAACCTTCCTGACACTCCATGCCGGTGCTGACTCTGCAATAGGCCGCCGCCCTTTTCTGTTTCACTACAATTTCCATTGCGTCATCCTCCTTGGGGTAGTCGTATAATGCCGCATGTATGGCTGAATAGCAAGTTCTGTCGCCCAGATAAATCGGCATATTACCGACAAACTATCTGCCTGACAGAACGCCTGAATTGCAGCATATATGACAAATGTAAAGGGCTTCCCGGTTGGATTTGGGAAGCCCGGAGTGCGGCGTTTGAATCAGCCCGGTCTATGTGCCAGAGAGTGCTTTTGTGTCATCGCAACGAGGTGATATTAGACCTTCTTGACGTAATCGAGGCTGATCCAGCCGTTACGCTTGCCGGCAAAGGACTTCAGCAATCCCCACTTGGATGCACCCTTACCTGTTGCCTCCGCAACAATGGTGAACACACCCTTGCCAGTAAAACCACGGGAGCCATAGTTCGTGCCGGGGCCTTTGCGGATGCGCAGGTCAGAGATAGACACCCGGACCGTGTAGGGCTGAAATGCCGTGCTGGTGGGATAGACCGCCTTGCCGTTCTCATCGAACACCGAGTAGCCGGGATTCTTGTCAGCACACGCCTTGGCGTTGCTCAGGTCACGGAAAGCTCCCTTCTGAGATGCAGTATCCGACCAGTTCTTGCGCACACGGTACAGGGTCGCGGCGGGTGTGACAGGCGTAACAGATGCTGCCACATCGAACTGGGTCAGGTTCCACTGCTCAATGACCCGGCAGAGGTTCTGCATATAGTCAAGGCTCGTCGCATAACCGCCATCCTTGATGATCTGCACCGCTTTCTTATAGTCCGTGCAGCCTGCCAGTCCCTCGTACCGCTTCTTGCTGCCGTTCATGGCACCCAGCAAATAAGCGGAGTGATCTGCAATGGAGTCCTCAATGGAGCCGTACTTGCGGAAGTCGGCCGTGACGGTCACATAGCTGCCATCCGTGTTCTGCTCTCCGGTCTGCATGGTGTAGACGGAATGCCCATCCCACGCAGAGCCAGCCCAGCTGTTCCCCGACAGCGAGGATTTCATGCCAAAGCAGTTATTGGCATTCTGTGGCAGCTCGGACTTGCCGTAGCCGGATTCCAGAATGAACTGCGCCATGGACACGCTGGCAAGGATGCCGGACTGCTTCTGGCTTGCGGTAAACAGCGTGGCCACCTTTGTCACAACCTCTGCGGACTCCATATCCTTCAAAGAAGCTGCCTGCAAGCCAGTGGACGCAACAGGAGTGCCCAGTGCCGCCGTTACCTTGGCCGCCAGATCACTGAGGCGGCTGTACAGCCAGTCGCCGGGGCAGGCTTTGTTCGCATACCAGCGGTGGACGGTCAGAACCATCTCATCCGATGCCGGCGCATAGTTCAGCGTCTTGTTCTTGTCCCCCAGCCAGAGCAGCTTGGTCTTACCGTTCCGCTTGCAGATGTCGGTACAGAGCTTGATAAGCGAAGTGTAGACGGCACTGTTCATGGCGTATGGGTGGGTCAAGTCACTGGCGCACTCGATAGTGATAGCCCGCTGATCGTTTGCTGCACTGGAAGAGCACCAGCTCCGGTTCTTTTCTTCGACACAGAGCGACACACGGCCGTCCTTGCCGATGCCGTAGTTACAACTTGCCTGACGACTCGGGCTGATGAAGCAGCCACAGATACTTTCCGCAGACAACTGCCCCACCACACAGTGCGGGGTGATGCGGTCGATGCTGTGTGTCCGCTGCCCAGAATGGTTCGGGCTGAGGTTCGTATAAACCACTAAGGGACTGTTAGTGTATGCCATAGAAGATTCCTCCCAATAGAAAAAAGCCCGGATTGCTCCGGGCCAGACTGTGTTGATTTGGTTTTTGGTCAGGGCAGAAGCAGCTTCATGCCGATTCGGATGGCATTGGAAGTCAGGCCGTTCAGCTCACGGATGTCCGTGTAGTGGGTACCGCTGCCGAGCTTACGCTCTGCGATGCGCCACAGGTTGTCCCCTGCTACGACTTCGTACACATCTCTGCCGACAAAGACATAGGCATCATCCTCGTTCAGCACATAGGCAATGCCGTCCTCCGCCTCCGGGCACTTGATCTTCAGCCAGTTGTCGCAGACCTCCAGCACCTCCACGATGGTGTTCATCGGGTACACAGTCACGACCTCTGCTTCGAGACTGGGTTCCTTGCGGATGTTCATCAGGGTCTTCAGCTTACCGAAAGCAACGGCATCCGGCTGTGGCTCTGCGGACGGGAAGTCCTCTTCGCCATCGCCGGGTGCATCGTCGCTGGGCTTGTCCTCTTCCGGGATATCCGTTACAGGCTTCTCCTCAACGTTCTCCTCACGGGTCGTAGGCTCATCCGCCGGGTAGATCACGGTGCCGTCCTCGGCAAAAACATAGCTGCCGGGGTTCTCGTCACACTTCGCCTTTGCATTCGCCAGCAGCTTATATGCACCGAGCTGGGATGCGTCATCGTTCCAATCGGTCCGAACACGATAATAGCCGGTGTTCAGCTTTGCAGGATATTCGTTCATAGTCGTTCCTCCATCAAAATTGAAGGAGAGGTTGCCCTCTCCCAATAGACTCCTTCATAAAGCGCACGATTTTTTGGCTTTGGGGAGGTACTTTTCAGAAAACTTCTCTCATTATGCTTACTGAAATTCAGCATTTGGTACCCAGTTCTCCAAATTTTCCTCTCATAAAGCACAATGAAAATGGCGAAAAGTTGTATAGTTACCCTTCTTTTTCGTCATTTTTCTCCGGGACGTGCTTCTCGTTGGTCAGCTGGATCAGCATATCCTTCAGCTTTTCGGGGATGGGAATACCGATCACAGCAGAATTTTCAAGAATGGACAGACCTTCATTGGACAGGTAGAAGAAGATCACGGCGGTGCGAATCGCTGCGCCGTTCTGAAGCACCTGCGTATCGATCACATTCGCCATACCTACCAGCAAGAAGATGCACACCTTCTTAG